TGTCTAGCTTTCTGCTCGTACAATATACAAGCTTCCTGGACCTGTAGATTGAATAACGGCAACAAAGTGATCATTACCATCAGCAGAGTTGATAGTTCTAACCTTCATGGTAAGAGCAACTTTAGAGAATAATGGGTTGCTAGTAGCTAAGGCTACTACTGCATTATTTCCTTGTAGAATAAAACAATCTACAGTTGGAATTAGGTAGTATAGTCCATTGACTAGTTCTGTAGATCTAACACTTGCAGCACCAATAGCCAGAATTTGTGGGTTACTGGTGAACTTAAAATATCTCTCAATGAATGTTTGTCCTGCCATTTTATCTTTCCGCTAACTGCTGACCTTTGGTTGGTTCTTCTTTACGAGCTGTTCCCGGAGCAAAGGAGGCAGCCGCTTGTTCCCCTTCTTGGGGTAAATGAATATTTTGTAGAAATGCAACTGATAATGGATCTGCTAATGGTTCTACTGGTACATCAAAAAGTACTGATAGAATCACTCTTTTAGAATAAGGTAGGTCTTCTTGTAGGGAAGCAACTTGATTCATGAGGTTAGTTTGAAACTTAAGATAGATTTCAGGGTAGATAGCCTTTACAGTCTCTACAGTCTCTATGGCAAGGTCCCCTCGTTGAATCCCCTCAGCAAGAGCTTGAACAGGGTTATCAGCAGCATGTATTCTATTTGACCATTGCTTTACTTCTACAGGATTAGGTTCCCATTTCGTAATTCTTCCTGGCCTATCCATGGTAGGTGATTTAGGGGCCGTAGCCTGCAAATACTGAAATTTCCGGGTAGCTGTTTGTACTGCCATGTTTCCTAGCTCAGGGTTATGCACAATCAGTGGCTTAAGTGAATTATTGAGTGTCGTACTAAGAGCTAGCGGATTACTAACAGTTTCATTGATTTCTTTAAGCCTTGCTTTCATGGCAGGGCCTTTTTCTTTTTTAGGAGCAAACTGAGTATTCATTAAGATAGATTGGGCAGAGAGTTTAACCGTCTTTGCTCTAGTTGATTTAGTACCTACACTGGCTTTTGATAGTGCCTTACCTAGAGCTTTTGTAATATGTGCTTCTAAATTAGTTACATTACCTAAGAGCTTACTTACTACAAAACCTGGAGCACCTACTGTATGCCAAAGGACTGCATCCTTAGCTACTGAAGCTAATTTGTCTACAAGGGTTTTCTGTGGTGCTGGAAGCTTTTTGCCTAGCTTTAGGGTTTTACCCATTGTGTAAATACTAAGCAATGTGTTAGCGATTGGGGTGTTTGGAACTTGATTTAGTAAATCGTCACCAATATTCAGGGCTGCTGCTATCTTTTCTCGTGGGAGTATTTCAGCCCTATTGAGAGTAGCAATAGTCTTTTCTGGTGCACCTCTTTTAAGAGTCTCTAGAATTTCTGATGCATTTACTGCTCCTGGAAACTCTGATTGTATATCATCAAAAAAGGTACTATGTTTGTCAACGGTTTGAATTGTCTTAACTACTTCTTCTGGAGTCTCTCGAATAAATCTAGTATAGTTGTACTTTTGGTCTGGTCCGAACTTTTTAGCCATACTAGCTTTTGATGCACTTAAGTCATCAACTAACTTTTCTAGCTTGACTACATCATCGGACAGGCCACCGAGTGACTTAGCCTCTTGGAGACTCTTTTTCATTTCTGCAACAGATACAGAACTTAGTTCATCCATTCGTTTGAAAGTTTTACTGAAGATGTTATTAACATCCTTGCCACCTGTACCTAATGGAAGATCTTCATCTAGCCTTGATGCTGCTCTTGATACAAGTCTAGGACCAAACTTTTCTATTGCCCCAAAGACTCCACCTAATCCTGCACCAAGAAGTACGTTGGTTCCAAGACTGGCTATAACAGATTCTGTAGTTATGGGTTTGTCTAGAGCAATATCTGAGACAGTTTGTCCTACTGAAAGAGCACCACTATCAATAGCTCCCTCGAGTATTCTTCCAGTAATACCAGGTCTAGCCTTTGCTATATTTGTAGCTGCACGAGAGGCCCATCCTAAGGGTGTTTTAGAGAGTACTTTTCCTGCTATTCCTGTTGCGCCTGCTCCACCAAGAGTAGTTGCAATTCCAACTGTTGATCCAATACCTACTGGTACTGGGTGTAATTCTTCCCTAGCTTTAACGTCTTCTGGGTCAAAGGCAAAGTCACTTAGTCCGCCAGTAATTGTCCTTAGTCCAGCCTCACCAAAAGCACGAAAACCCTCGGCTGTTCCACCAAACTCTTTTATCTTACGTGATTGTTGTGCTCCTGCTTGAGCTTCTTGTATTGTTTGTGCTCTGGCACCTACTGTGGATAATTTGAGAACATTCTCCAGTTCAGTAGCAGGTACAGTAAGTTTCTTTCCATCTTCATCAAAAAGAGTAACCGTAGTTGTTGTTGGTTTGAAGCCTTTGGCAATAGCTTCCCTTATTTGCTCATTGGTATCAGCAATAACTTTCTCTTTACCCTTTACAAAAACACCCATTACCAGTATTGATTTCTTCTAGCTCTTTCGCGTGAACCTTGTTTCTTTGTCTGTTGAAAAGTCTCTTCAGGGTTAGCCCGAAGTTTGTTTATTTTAGGAAGAAGTTTATCTAATAGGTTTGTAGTTTCAGCTTTCAAAAGAGGAGATACGTCACTCTCTTGAATAACTTTATTGGCTTCCTCAAGATTTTTAGGAAGATTAACCGTATATGCCCAAGCAGTATTTTCTTTTATTGAGCTACTAATAGCCTGCAGACCACTAAAACGTTGTTCTGGTGTTCCCAGATTGATATAGTTTAGAATACTATCTCTACCGCCTTCTGTATCTGTATCTTCAGCATTTCCTTGATCTCTGTATTGTTCCACCTGTACTCGTTCAGAGGGCTTATGTTTGAAACCAAAACGTATTCCTTGTGGTGCTAGCTCTGGTGGAGTTGCATTTCCTATAACTCTGTTTGCATGATCCTGTATTCTCTTTTTAATTTCAGTAATTCTATTTATACGTTCTTCAGTACTCTCTATTCGTAGTAGTTGGGTAACATCAAAGCCAATACTTCCCTTAATATTGTCTAAATCCTGGTCTGAAAGTCTTGTATAACTAGCAATAACGTTGGCTAGCGCTCCTTTAAGCTCTGTATCAATTAAAGCTGCTTGAGCTGATAGTCTGCTTGGAAGTCTTGCTCTAATACCTAATCTATTTTGTACAATTGTTAGCGAATCCATTAGACCATTTGCAATATCAGTCGCTTCTTCCATCTTCTTTCTATCAGCTTCATTTCTAAACTGTAGGGGGGTTGTATCTCCGGTAGCTAAAACCCTACCTTGAGCATCAGTTACCTGTAGGCTTGGATTTGCAATCAGAGCTTCTCGATCTTCTGGGAAACCAAAGGCTCCAATACGTGGTCCCCCACCTTTGCCACCTGCAGCTTTTCTTGCTGCTTGTCTATCAAGACGATCTTGTTTAGCTTTACCTTCATTAAGGGCATTAACCCATTTTTGCTGCGCTCTAGCTTCTCCACGAGCTAGAGCATTAGTATCATTTGCGACGCTTTCTGCTTCTAGTTTACCTCTTGTACTTGCCCACCGAGCTGTAGCCAGTTTATCTGTGACTCCAGCCATCTGAGAATCACCCTTAAAGATAGCTGCTTTAAGCATAGAGGCTTTAGCAAAATCACGGGCTGCTTCTTCATCTTTGAAGGCGTCTAATCCAGCTGCATAAAGATTAGCTCTTTGGCCAATAAGGTACTTCTTTTTGTTAACTTCTGCCTCTTGTAGCTCGAGGTCTTTATCCATCATGCGATTCATTTGCTCCATGACGATATCCTCGTCACCTAGCCACCCAGAAATAGCAACTCCAATAAAAGCAGCTACTTTTTGCGGAGTACTGCGGCTATTCCAGAAGCGATTCATGTCATACTGAAAATTTTCAACAGAGTCTATTAAGGCTCGTTGATCTTTCGTTTCTTTATCTACAAAAGCCTGTCTCCTCTTTTCAATATTCCCTCGAAGTTTTTGATCTTCTGCTTCTATTGTAAGAGCATCTGCAGCCTTTTGTGCTTCAATCCGTCCTAGTGTTTGATCTGCATACAACTGAGCATCTGCAGCTTTTTGTCCTTCAGCAAGAGAGGCTTGTTCTCCTTGTCGAATCCCTTCTTCTGCACGTGAAATATCTGCTTCTTCAGGAAAGGCAGGAATAGGAACATCTGCAATATCAGGTTCTGCATAGGGGTCTATTGGGGCTAATTGATCTGGTGCTACCTGTGCTGTTGCTTGTGGTCCTACTTCAGGAGGCAATGCTACAGGTTGTGGTGGTAATACTGGAGTATTACTTTCTGGTACTACAGGTTGCAGAGCAGGTGTAGTTGGAGCTGCTACTGCAAGGCCAGGATCTTGTAATGTAGTCGGTAGGGTTACAGGTGCTACAAGACCAGGAATAGCCCCAGCTGGAAGCGTAAAGGTACTCCCATCATCCCTACGGATTACTGTATTTCCTTGCTCGTCTTGTCCTAGTACTTCGGCCATCTTAATTATCCAACGGGTTTTGACCGCGTGCTGCTCTAGCTGCTTCTGAACCACCAGAGGTTGCGACTGCAGCTGCTCCCCTCGCAATTAAACGTAACAATCGTTCGTTATTAGAGGATACCTTTGCACCAGTACCAGCTGCTTCAAGTTCTTGACCTCGTGCATCTAACTGTGCTTGTAAATAGTTCTGAGCTGCTAGATTTTGTTCCTTGATTCTCTCAGCAATAGCTTGGCCACTGATATCTTGAGTTAGTTGTCCACTCTGTTGTGAGGCTAGACGTGCTGCTAATCCACCCTGTCCAGGACGAGCTGAGGCTGCTAGTGCTCTTTGCTGAGCAAGAGCTGCCTGAAGATTTTGTTTCGCTTGTTCTTGGGCAAAGCTTCTACCACCCATAGCTTGTTCACGTGCGAGAGCAAGAATTTCATCTAGACTCTTTCCACGTGTTTGGTAGCCTTTTACACCAATACCACGAAGTTTTGAGACTTCATTACCTTGCAATATGTTTCCAAATTTGTCCCGAAGCCAGGGAATAGTTCTCCCAAGTGCTTTTCCCCCTCTTTCCAAAATTCCTCCAGGTCCTCCACCTCCAGTGTTACCTTCCCCTACTCCCTCACCACCACTCTCAGGAATTCTTCTACCATATTGATCAAGAGCCATAACTAACCTCCACCAAACCCTGAGGGTTGTGGTTCATTTTGTCTGAAGAGACCATCCTTGATTGCTACTTCTAATCCTAGCCCTACAATAACAATACCCTCTGTCCAAGCACCAAAGGCTGGATTAGCATCAGCAATGTGTACTTTTAGTGCAGACACCTTTTGTCTTCCTGTTCTCATACGATGTTTTTGACCATCATTTATAGTAATAGCGGCTGGTTCAAAGTTTTTGAAATCACCAATAGCTTCTACGTAATCATAGCCTACACCAACAATAAGCTTGTGAGTAGTACGATAGCGAGTTAGAATCTCTATGCGACGTACTCTTACAAAGCCAAGGAGATCTTTCATCTTGATCCAACCAGTTTCTACTAAGAGACTATACTTAACACCAAGAGGGTCTGTAAAAGTACCTTCAGTTTGTTTTGTAAGACTATCACTTTCTAGTTGAGTAGCACCATCTTGCCAGTAAACAATACTTGTACCAGAACGTGTAGGCCATCTACTCCAAGCATCTACTAAGTAGTCATAGGAGAAGGTACCATTCGTTTGAGTTAGGTATTGGACTCTGTGTTGTGCTGGTTGATCAATACCACCTGCAAACGTGTCATCTTTGAAATCATGAATACCAGCACCGATGTATTGTGGCTGATAACCTTTATTTAGAAGATAAAAACCTTTTGCTGATCTGAATATAATTCCAGCTGTAGTATCAACAACGGTTCTTACATCATTACAGCCAATATTTTGTACAATTTGTTGTGGAGAAGGATAGGGATTATTACCTAGGTTGTCTGGTCCTTGTCCATGTACTAAATAGATAGCCTTCTCTTTGAAGATAACCAGAGCAGTGTCTGTAGGTACAATAGCCTTAATTGGTCCACCTGTTTGTGGTACTTGAATTGTTAAGGCATCATTAAAGCCAGCCATTTCTCCTGGGAAACGTAGCTTTGTAAAATGTATCAGTGAGTTATCTTCTGGGTCTAATGTAAAGAGTCGTTCTTGTCCTGAAGCAATAATCTTAGTGGCAGGGGGGTGAATATTGTCTAATTCAGTACCATTAATAGTAGAAGATTGTGGGCTGATTTCATTATTAACAATAGCGGTATCAGCAAGGAGATCTGTAAAAGTGATACTATCTGTAGTAAAAAACGTATTCGGAGTATAGGCTGCTGAAGTTGGGTCTAATGAACTAACCCGGTAAAATGGAGCATCAGGCCCTGGATTTGCTTCTGTCCTATATACAGCAAAGATACTGCCTGTAGGATCCATGGTGGGCATTGTTGGAATATTAATTCCAACGCTATTCTCTGCCCCAACTAGTATTACTTGTCTTGCTTTATCAAAAGATGAAAAGAGTTTTTCACCCTTAGAGTTCTTTTTCTCTAACAAAACCTGGTAGTAGTAGGTACCCAAAAGAGTTAGAGCACCTCCACCACCACCAGTAAAAGTCATTGCCTCTGGAAACATCAGGAAATCAGCTTCAGTCATTCTATCCCCAGAATAAGTAGCTACAAAGCCGCCTGGGTAGTATCTAGCTGCGCCTGCTTCTGCACCAATGTAGGCACTAGGATTATTAAAAGTATAGGTAAAATCTACAATACCTTGTTCTGCATAAACACTAACACCGGGTGCATTTGTATCAAGTCGTTCTCTATTAGTTAGAACTCCAGCAAATACATCAGTACCTATATTTTGAATTTGAGGTAAATGTGTAACAGCAAGGGTATCACCAGCTGCACTTGATGGAAGAAGACGAGCAATAAGGCCAAAGTTATAGTCTGGGTTTACAGTAAAGGGTAGATCATAAACAAGCCTTGTATTAGCATCAAGCAGAAAGCACATTGGCTGTAAAGGAAAATGGGCTACTGATGTAGCAACATGTACAAGTACTCGTTCGACTCCTCCATCACTCCAGACGCGAGCTTTACTTCCTGGATGCGTATGTCTACATAAAACAGAAAGTTCAACTACTGGTCCAATATAGGTAACTTGAGCTTTACGTGTTCTTACGTCTCTGGTTGCACCAACAGACATACCATTCCATAAAATAATAGAATCACTGTTTGCAAGTAACGCTACTGTTGCTTGAAGAATAGTGCCTGTTGTTTGTGTCGCAATTGCTAGATTAATTGTAGCGTCATCAGCAAGTGTTGCTGCAGTAATATAGTCTAATTTTAGAGCATCACTTCCGCCGGATGTATCAACTCGAATGACTGCTAGACGAGTACTACTGGTGTTTGCAGAAATAGAAACAACCGAGTCTGAACGCCTTGCTTTAACAATTGAGGTTAAAACTGTCCCAGCTGAATTTACTCTTAAAAGTACATAGGTTCCTAAAGCTACACCATCAGCAACTATATAGGCAACTCCATCAACATCAACATCATATTCTGGAGAAACACCTGTAGTAAGAGTAAGAGCTACACTTATAATTGTAGTAAATACTGTTGTAGGATCTATAACGACTACTTTTAGGTCTGTTCCATCAATATAGTAAACATGAAGTTTAGTACCAACTGCCCTTACTTTAGGACGAATAGCCCCAAGTACGAATTGTTGGACACTATCTGGTTTCTCATAGGTAGCCCCAGTTAGCTTGTCTACGGCCATCCATCTAACACCACTAGCTACTACACCAACAGATTCTACCCAGGCATAAACGATGACATTACCAAACTCCGCTCTATCTGGGAAAGTTTGGGATTTTCTATCATGAGCAATTTGCTTTTGATCTACAAGAACTGATTCAAAGAACTGTCTATCATTCCACTTGAGATTGATGTTTGTTCTTGAAAAGGTACGTCCTTCACCAAATAGTAACAGTTCATCTCCTAGGGTACTAAGAGCACGTCGTCTAGTTATGTCTGCACCACCATCTAATTTTGTAAGAGCTAGATTAGCAAAACCTGATCTCTTCTGAATACTACCAATCTCGTCAAAGATAGCATTTTGACAAGTCTTAAGTTCTGGTGGATCAAACACTAAAGGATCAGCTTTAGAGTTTAAGCCTCTAACAAATGGGATAGTAACTGTTTGCCAATCAAGTGCCATTAGATTTCCACTATGAGCCAAACAATAAAATCTTCTGCAGCAGCTGTCCAAGCAACATTAGGAGCCAATCTAATTCGAATAGGCTCACCTTTACCAAAAGGAAGTAAGTCTTTTGCAAATTCTTTGAGGAGTTGTGCGTTATCCGGAGCCGCAGAAGTTCCTTTGATACTTCCTTGCCAAAAAGAAACACCTCTCTTAAAGATTTGAATATCGAGTATCCCACCTGCAGGAGTTACTGGACCACTCATTAAAACACTAAGACCTACAATACTTCCAGCTTTATAAGGAAGCCACGAATCTGGAAAAGTAGCATCATCTGCAAAATCAATAAAATGAAATGAAGCTGCACCTAAGTCTGTAGCTGCCCATGGTCCTATGTGTTGTCTATAGCCGCCTGTTGCTACTAAGTCATTAGCACGATCAAGTGGTGCTCTTTTTTCTACGTCATTTTGCAGCTTATCCAAGTTACGCGTAGTTAATTGATACTCTTGAGAGAGTCTCTTAAAATTATCCGTACTAACTACTTTGGTACGTTCAGACATTACCGATTCCAAAAATCCGGATCATACCTATTGCTATTGATTTCCCAAGAACGAAATTCTCGTGTATCAATTACTCTATGCGGAGAGCCTATAATTCTATCATGAGCTGCTTGTTCAATTTCAGTCTGAATCTTATCTTTTTCCCTGGAGAGATTAGTGACATTACTTTCTTCCTTCTCACGCATCTTCATAGCAACATCATACACAATCCACTGCTCCCAACCATTGACTCCATCAATAGTATCTGCACCAACTACTAATTCAGGTGCATGAGAAATATAACTGTGCCTATAAGTACCACCAGTCGGAGCAGGAAGAAGAAAGAGGCTACTTGCAGAGACATAATAGGCAACTGCTGGGCTAGCACTTGTAGTTTCAAACCTATTTCTCTCTTGGTACAGGACTCGATGTAATGTAACATAACGGCTAGCTGATTCTTGAAAGTCTACTCCAAGAGTTATATAGTAGTTTGCTGGTAATGCTACAGAGGCTGCTCCTGTAAAGGATGCACTAACCTCAAATCTTTCGGGCATAGCTTCTACGAGCATCCCGTGCCAAATACCAATAGAAGCATTAATCATCCTAAGCAACTCAGGATCGTCTACAAATGCTGCTGTACCAGTCTCTTCCATATCTGCTTGCTCACGAATCATTAGTTGAAGATTAGTTAATGAGATTGGTCTTGACATAAAATGGGGTTCCGTATTAGCCCGGAACCACGGCTATAGATGACTACTTGTTTAGTTTAATTAACTCAATCGCCGAACGAAGCGCCTCAATTTTGTCTTCTGCAGTTTCTGATTCAAGAAATTCCTGAGCAGCAACTGAAAAGGCATCAAAGGTTTCTTTTTCAACCTTCTTTGGTTTTACTTGAGTAGCTCGTTTTAGGATATTAGAGAGACTCATTATTTGTTTTGTTGGCTACGTGTTGCAACAAAAGTTACGTGAGTAACAGTTGTTGGATTGGCTAGATCTGCACCAGCGGCATTGAAATAAAAGAGAGTCAATATACCAGTAGAAGCTACATAACTGAAGCCTACTCGTGTAGTATCATCTCCTACTGCACCTGCCCAACAAGCATTCATTGCTAAAGGCTTTTTTGTTGCTGGAAAAGTTATAGTAATTTCATTTGTACCACCTGTGTGAGCAAGAACCATATCAGTACCATAGTTAGGATCAGCTCCTGTTGGGGCACCTGCTCCACCACCAGTAAACTGAAAGCTAAACTGATAACTATTAGATCTAACCGCAGTCATTCCATGCGTGTTAATTAGTGACATGTGTTTTCTCCGTTAGTTCTTGGGATGAAGGGAATGGGGCTATTCACCCCAAACCCTATTTCCCTAATTACTATTAGCTAGTTGCTACGCTCATGACGCCATTGTAGCCTGGTGCCCGACATGCAAGTTCTGCATAATAACGGCAACGGACTTCAATAGTATCAGTTGTAGTTCCACGCATTGAGTCACTACCATCATCTCGTACAAGATGAGGTACTGGACCTAGGTGTGCCAACCACCAAGTGTCCTTCTGGAGCATATAGGCACGATTAGGTGGACAACCAATGTCAAACATAATATCAATTGGACCTGTTACGAAGTTGTAGAGTGTGAATCCAGGGAAGTCAATCTTTTGCTTTGACCCCTCAGTATTTACTCTATCAATCTTTGCTCCCACTTGCTCAGCTAGCTCTAGTCCTGCACGTGGATTCATGATCCAGATCTCTGGAGAACCACCGAATTCACCTACTCGCATAGCCAATTCACGGCCATTCTCAAGAATAGAACGACCTGTATTATCTACACGATGTCCGGAAAGAGCAGCAACATTCAGAGTACGATCTACTCCGAAGAAGGCTCCTGCTCCTGGAGCTGCTAGTGGTAGATATCCTGCAAGGCCAGTTACCTTTGCACCTCCATCACCCTCAGTGAATAGAAAGTGTGTCGTTAGCCAACCAAGTGCAGCTACGTCTACTTCAAATGTAAGTGTACCAGCCGCAACATTCACTGCAGCTACTTTCGCTGCCGCGAATGGAGTCACACCATCATCAGTGTTATTTGCAACTACCATCTGCCCTTGTCCGAAGTTATATACGTCGGAGGGGTTTGTAAGTGTTACAAGCGTTGTTACCGCTGTACTAATTACACCAATAGAGCCTGATCCACTGCGATACAGAGCAAGATGAAGTGACTTACCAAGGTTACGAATCTTACCTGTGATTTGTGTTTCCTTGGCACGAATAAAGGCTCCTACGTCCTTTGATGCAGCCATGATTGCTTCTGCATCAATCTGAACTACACCATAGTCCTTCTTACGCGCAGTAAGAACGAACTTTACTTGCTTTGAAGTTTCGGCATTCGTAATAGCCGTACCTAGTACAGCACTACGACCCTGTGGATCTTCATATAGGACTGGTACTACATAAGCATCGCCATAAAAGTCACCTTGCTTAGGCATCCATTCTAGAAGCGGTCTCTTTCGTACCGCTAGAGATTCAATCCGATTATCTGGATAAATCTCCTTCATCATCGCATCAAAAGCCAAAATTGTGAGTGCTGGCATGTTCTATTACCTCTTAGGGATTTTCTTCCCAATGTTTCTTGAGAGCCCTCATTCCTCGTTGTTGATATTCTAGATCACTGAGGAGTGCAGACTCATCGTTGTTTTTCTTGTCTGGTTTTTCCTTGTCCTGTGTGGTAATAGTAGTGGCTTTTGTACTACCTGATTTTGGCTTAGTTTCGGACTTGGTAGGTGTCAATAATTTGCTGAAACGATTTAATTCAGCCTCTAGTTGTTTGTTGTAAGCTTCAGCGGCTTCCCTAGCGGTGGGTGTTTGCCCTGCTTGAATAAGGTTAGCTGTTGCTGTAGCTAGTGCCTCATAGGCTTCTTCGGGGTCATCTTCTGCAATGGCGTTAAGATATCTCAAATCTTCTGGAATATTTTGTACAAGAG